AATCTTCAGGTGGTGGGTACGTAGGTCCTAAAAAGACTGATAATAGCCTAGCAAAATGGACTGATCAGAAGTGGCGTACAAGCGATGGTACACCTAGTGAAGGCAAGAAACGATATTTACCAGACAAGGCATGGGGTTCACTGTCTAAAGGTGAGATAGCAGCCACTAACAGGGCTAAGGCAGCAGGTAATCGCGCAGGTAAACAGTTTGTACCACAGCCAAAAACAATAGCACAGAAGGCAGCAAGGCACAGATAATGTACGAATATGGCATACGATTCAAAAGACTTATTGATGGCGATACCTTTGTTTGTGATATTGATCTTGGCTTTGGTATTTGGCTTGTGGATCAGCACTGTCGTCTCTTTGGCGTGGATACACCAGAGAAGAACACTGAAACAGGTAAGGCAGCTGCGGACACAGCAAGGGAATGGTTTACATCAAGGCAAAATACAGCTGAACGATTTAGCATTCAAGTACTACAAAAAGCAGATAAATACGGACGACGACTAGTGCACGTACGCACAGATAAATCACCGTGCACACTTAACGATGAAGTTCTAAAAACTATGGGCACGTACCAGTATTTTGGTGGGACTAAACGCAAAAAGCTAACTGCAGTAGCTGAGGTAACTGAATGACACGACTAGCTGCGTTTATATGCGGAATTGCCGTCACTTCACTTGCGTTCTACATAATTGATCACATCATGTCATATCTTGAATATCGCAAATTCAAGCGCTGGCTAGTGTCTATGAATGTTGACCCAAAAGAAGTAGACGACAAAGCCTTTGATAAGTTCTACGCAATGTACGAAATTAGTAAATTGCCTAACGTAGAAATACAAGAAGTAACAAATAAAACAGAAGAAGCCCCTAAATAGGGGCTTCAGTTCGCTCGACTTAAAATTCTCTAAGGCATGATGGGCGGACTTTTAAGTTTTCATCGCGTTCTTCATCCATACTACCACATATACCTACGGTATAATAATGCGTCAGCCTCGGTGGTGAAATGGTAGACACGACAGACTTAAAATCTGTTGTCGCAAGACGTACGGGTTCGAGTCCCGTCTGAGGTATAGGAGAAGAGATGGCAGCAACACTTAAGTATATTCAACCTGACGCAGAAGCTTTTATGATTCACTTGGCTCGTGTATCGTCAAGTAATGAGGATAACCCAGAATACATACGATTACTCAATAAGTGTATGCGTGACGGACACTGGTCTGTATTTGAAATGGTTGATGTGGTAATGGAGATCTATACATCACGAGCTGTATCTGCCCAGATTCTGCGCCACAGAAGTTTTCATTTCCAAGAGTTTAGCCAGCGATATGCAGACCCATCTAAGATTGAAATGGACCTTCCTACAATGCGCAAGAAGGGTAGTAGTAACAGGCAAGGCAGTTTGCCATACACAGATTCTGAAATGCAGTTCACAATGGACAACAAAGCGCTTGCGTCCGTGCTTTATGCGGTGCGCACATACCAAGAGTTAGTGGACAGTGGTGTTGCATTAGAATCAGCACGGTTAATATTGCCTATGTGTGTAGGCACACGACTGTATATGAAAGGTACTGTGCGAGACTGGTTACACTACTGCCGTGTACGCATGGATGGCCACACTCAAAAAGAACATCAACTGGTAGCGACAGATTGCTGGAATGTTTTGAAGGAAGTGTTACCTAACACCACTGCAGCATTTGAGGAGTATCACATGTAATGGATTCTATGGGAAATGTAGAGACATTACTGATTGCTAAATGTAATGACTCTGATGTAAGTGTTACACATAAAGCAGATGGCACCTATTTTGTAGAGTGGGCAGATCAATGGAGGATAGTAGCAACACTGCCAGCAACAGTGTTATTACTTGATTTCATACAAGGCACGGGTATGAGAATACCGTGGCGGTTTATGCAAGATATTGCAATACAAGCAATAAGTCAGATGTTAGAGGAAGAAAATGACAATCATTAAGAAGAGCAATGTGTCGGATATCGAAGTACAGCAAGTTACACCAGAGCTTTATGTGCTTACAGTACTTGGCGAGAACAAGGGTGAATACAAACTAGAAGATCTTGCAGTAGAAGTAATTAGGCTCAAGCAGTCTGTTAAGGTTCCAAGCAAGTGGTGTAACGAGTTGGCGTATGTAGCCCTCACACATCTAATGAATAAGCAGAAAGCACTGAATGAAATCTAAGAGTCTTGAGTTTCAGTGGTGTGGTAGTGACGAACATTTAGGCGGACACGAGCCAGTAAGGAAAACTACGTTATCCTCTGGCTTAGATGTCAAAGCTTACGTAAAGAAACCAGTCACAATAAAACCCGGACAAACTACGTTAATACCAACTGGCTGGAAAGTAAAGATGGATCCAGCATATGAACTGCAAGTTAGATCGCGCAGCGGATTAGCGTTAAAGTACGGAGTTCATGTACTAAACTCACCCGGTACTGTAGATGCAGACTATCAAGGTGAAGTAGGTGTAATACTGCATAACGCAGGACAGGAACCATTTGTAGTTCTTGACTGCATGGCAATTGCACAGTTAGTGTTATGTCCAGTAGAACGATGTCATGTCACCATTGTTCAAACAGGTAATCTGTTTGATGAAGTTACTGATCGTGGATCTGGCGGGTTTGGTTCTACTGGAGAGTTTTAATGGACAACGGTCATTATCGGAAACATAAAATACAGACCGTGCATTGTGCATGGGAATGGGATTTGACGTGGGCAGAATTTAATGCCGTTAAATATATTGAGCGAGCTGGAGACAAGCCCGGTTCAACATATAACGACGACATTAACAAGGCAATATGGTATCTAGTAGCAACAGTCACACATAGTGACACGTTTGCTCAGACCATTGTTAATATGATTGAAGAGTACTGTAAGGGTAAGACTCAATCGTCGTAGTCGCAACCACATTCGGATTTCATCTTTCCACAATCAGGGCATTTGCTGTCAGACTCGACGCGCTTGCCCTTTTTCATTCCCTTTTTCATACCCTTCATCATGCTTGTCTTGTACATGCCTTCAGGTTTCATTTGCTTAAGATCTCTTGCCATGTGCGTAGTTTACTATAAATAGAAAAAACATGCATATACCGTATTACGGTATAATGTAAATGGAGGAAGTTATGTTTAATAACGTGTCATTAGTTGGTAGATTAACAGATGATCCTGTAACAAAAGAGTCGCAACTTGGTAAAAGTTACACAAGTTTTTGTATTGCAGTTGATCGCAGGACAAAAGATAAGGAAGCTGATTTCTTTAACTGCACTTTATTTGGAAACTCAGGCGTAGCGTTGAATGAATACGCACAAAAAGGACGCATGATTGCAGTTAGTGGAAAGGTTCAGATTGATAAGTACACTAATAAAGAGGGTGTTAAGACACAGTCTGTTAAGGTTATTGTAGATAACTGGTCGTTATTGGATAGTCGTAAAGAACAAGCCGAAGCACCTGCACAGAAACAAGTCAAGGTTGATGATATTGAAGATCCGTTTGCGGACGATTAATCTAATAAGTTATTGAGTAGTGCGACGTTATAAGCTTTTAACCTAGCACCAACGCCACTTACACCAAGTTTAAAGTAGGCGTTTTCTAAATAAAAATGAACAGTCCTTGGGCTAATGTTTAGCTCAAGGGCTATTTGTTTTGAGGTTTTCTTTTTACCTACTAACGCAATGACTTCTTTTTCGCGCTTAGACAATTCCATAATGGAGTCATTCTACCGCAAGTAATGTATTGCTACGTTGCACAGTGTATGATAGTGCAGAGGTGCAATAAATGGGTGTTGTCAAGAAGTATCAAAATCCAGCAGGTGGATTAAACGCAGCTGGTCGTGCACATTTTAATCGCACTACTGGATCTAAATTAAAACCACCAGCTCCTAATCCAAAAACACCAAAAGATGCTGCGCGACGTAAATCTTTTTGTGCTCGTATGGAAGGCATGAAACGATCACGCACCAGTGCTAAAACTGCTAATGATCCAAATAGCCGAATCAATAAATCCTTACGTGCATGGAATTGCAACTAACATGCTAAACCAAATGCATAAGTATGTAAATCACCTGTCGCGTAAAAAGATTTTTGCTGTTGAAAAAGATGAACACAACCTTAAGAATACACCTACTGAAAAACAATTGTTGTCCATGGAGAAAAGGGAGCATAAGTTAAAAACAACTCCCACGATGTCTCAGTTACTAAAGATAGAAAAGAAAGAACATGGTAACAAAAAAGCACCCCGGTTTTAAAGCTGTTCAACAAAAGATAGCGTCGCAACAAGGCGTATCTTTAAAGTCCGCTGGAGCAATCCTAGCGTCTTCCACCCGTAAAGCGTCAGCTGCGGCTAAGAAGAAAAATCCACGACTCAATAGAGTCAAGTAGAGGTGTACAATTATGATGAGAAACGCAGCTGCATCGCGTGGTAAAGCGATGGGTATGGCAGCATTATTAGGTATGGCAAAGCAAGCCAAAGGCAGTGCAAAGCCAGCACCTAAGAAGAAGGCTGCTCCAGCACGTGGTAAGTCACGCGGTAAGGCTCCAATGCCTCCGATGGGTCCGGGTGGCCCAATGGGACCAATGGGTTATTAGGTAGGTAAATATGGCATCGTTACTGTCTAGTTTAATCATGGGGCAACCCGGTCAAGCAACGGATAAAGATAAAGTTAATCAAGGTGCGCAACCACCAGTGCCTCCAACTCCTCCAGCTGGTGGTGCACCCGGATTACCGTCTATTCCACCTGTTGCACAGCAACAGCCAACTGGACAGCAACCGCCATCAAATCAGCCATCCGGAGGACCAGTATTTCCTGCTCCTCCGGGTTTTAATCCAATTCAATTTGACCCTATTGCAAGTATGTCAAAGGTTTTTGGAAACCTTCCACAAGCCACAGGCGGTGCACCGGGGTCTGTACTTGGACAGACCAAGGCTGAAACAGTAACTAAGATTGATCCTAATACATGGGATATGGCAGCCATTCAGCCAAAGGCTGCGCGACTAGATTGGTATTTACGTTCGCAGAAATCTGGATCACTGACTAGTGGTGCTGACTTATTAAAAGGTATGCAGTCGTTTCTGCAAAGTGAGGCATCTGGTAAATCACAGACAGCAGGTACTACTCGTGCAGATATAACTGGCGATGATCCATTTTTAAAGACAGTTAGTTATGCTACGTCGTTGTACAACAATGGCGGAACCGTTGAGCGTAAGATGGCTGATGCTTATGCTAATGGATTGATGTACATGACATCTGCATTAGCACGTAATGATCAGCAAGGTGTTGATGCAGCTAAGTTTTATTTAAGTGACTTAAGCGATTACACATTAGAAGATTTCCGGAGTCCTAAAACACAAACGTATTTTGCTAAGCAAGCTGCGTCTGTAGTAAAACCGTATGTATTAAATAAATCATCCGACGAACTTACTAAGATGTCGGAGGAAGTTAAACCGGAAGCTGTACGGAAAAAATTATTAGGTAACGTTTTATACGACTACGTACAAAGTCGTTTCACGGATTTACGAACCGAAGCACAATCGGGAAGTCCAACTGCAAATGCTGCTCGTAAAACATTAAATACATTTACTAAGATGTATGGTGACTTGGCACGTCCAGCAATTGAAGGACAGCGTGACAAACAAGTTGAAATGTTTATGGAGTCACCACAAGGTCGTGCACTTATTGATGATGCCTACGATCAATTTGATGGTCAAGGATTATTCAATACACAAAAAGCAAAAGACCTTGTCACCCGCATGGGTCAGAAAATCAAGTCAACTCAAGGTACTGGTTCTTTTGATCCAGCTAATGACATTACTCCACAAGAATTAAAAGACTTTTTTGGTCAAACAAAAATGAAGCGCTATATATCTAGCGCAATTGACATTGACCCAAATATTAGTGATGAGGCATTACGTCGTTTTGAGTTAGACCCATCAAATGTAGATGATGACGAAATGTATGGTGCATTGACACCGTCCGGTGTTGCTGCACTTTATGGTAAGAAAGATGACTCTCTTGTTGGAGATGTAGGTCGTGCTGGGCGTCCAGACCCATATATGTATGATCTATCGTCTAACTTCTCGGCTAATCAAACTCAAGCACCATCTACATTGTCTGGTGGTAATACAGGGCGTATTAGGTCACGTGCTGAACTTGCAGGTGCAATGGCATCTGGATTAGGTTTGAGTGAAGCGCAGTTAGAGCAAGCAGCCCGTAAGTTGTTTTCTAATACAGATGATATTTCTGAGTTTGTAAACGCAGGTATGAACGATTACGACATTGAGTCGGATATTCTGCCAAAGGTACAGACTGACATTAAGTCGTCACGCATTTCGCAAACAGGTGGCATAACAACAGCTGGCACGTCCACGGGTACATATAACTTACTTACTGATACGTTTAAAGCTGTAGATGAAGTAATGCCGGGTGGACCCCAGCAATCATCATGGTTAAACAAAAAACGCGCCCTTAACGATATTGCTGTACAGGCTCGTAATCTTGAAGGCACTGCTGTATCTGCTGCTGGTTCTAGATTTGCTAAGGCTGTTACTGGTGAACCAGATTATTTCAATCCAATATTGCCTGACCGTGGTGATCAGGTAGGACGCATACAAATCCTGCAAGATATGTTTAAACATGCAGGAGAGAATTCTAAGTATCGAACTGATTTACAAAATCTTATTCGCAGTGCAATAGATGGAAAGCCATACACAGGCGACATTAAGATGACTCCATCGCAATTGTCTTCTGTTGTTAGTATTTACGCAAAGCATCTAGAAGAAGCTGCAACCGCAAATCCAACAGCAGCTGGAAGTCCAAACCAGTTATTTAATTCCATGTTTGGAATTGCACCTGCTGAATATAATAAGCGCGATTTGCGCATGAAAATTTTGAAGTCATTGCAATCAGCAAGTCCTTCTAAATTTAAAACAATGTCGAGCACAATGGAAGTTGAACCCAGTGGAAACACTAGGTTAATACCAGTTGCTAATGCTGGACAGGTCATGGAAAATGCGTCTGGCATTCCGGGAGACACTGGAGTCAAAGGTGGACGAAGTAGTAAGACTGAGAATGCTGCATTAAACAGAGTTGAACGTAGTCAGCAAATCTTAGGTGATATTTTTAAAACTGCCAAAGATTCTATTCTTTCGTATACCAATGATATTGGTTTAGGTGAATCAATTGGTGCAACAACTGCTCCATCAAAATTTAAGGACGGCGTAGTCGCAGCGTTTGATAAAGCTATTGGTGATTCTTTAGCTAAGTACAAAATTGACCCAAATGATAAACCCAAGTTTGACCGCATGGTCGAAAAAATTAAAGAGCAGTTAGTTGATCAGGCATCTACTGAATGGATGAAGGGTACTGTAACTGGTCAAGAAGTTGACAATATATTTAAACAATTTGGACAAGTTCAAAGATCTATTGGCGCAACAGGTATGTCCGATGCTGCAGCACCAGCAGTAGGACGAAATGTGCCTACTAGAGATGATGCTAATGCAGCTAAAGTAACTGAGGGTCGTAAGATTTATGCTGATGCAGTTGCAGCACTAGGTGGAAATTTACCAGCCAAACAGGAGAGTGTAGATGCACTAGAGGCTAAAGTTCAAGGTGTTATTGATCAGGCAACGAAGCGTGGCAAACCTGATTACGCAGACTTTGTTCGTAACTGGCAAACACACTCTAACACAATGTTAGTAGAAGCCAAGCGTGATACTGACAGATATGCAGAGAAGATTAAAAACGCACAACAAGATATTGCAACATTAACTAAAGAGTCTAATGCTGAAGGCACTACACCTCAAAGAAAAAGTGAAATACAAAAACAAATTGATCGTCTCACACGTGGCATTAGCGCCGATGCAAAGAAGGGTAGTGAAGCACTACGCAAATTACAAATGCGTGTGTCAACGTATGGGAAAATTCCAACTCCAGAAGACTATGCTGCATTACTTGAGAAGGGTGATGAACAAACACAGCAAAAGAATCAAACGGATCTTGAATTTAGACGCGTACGTGCAAAAGTAAGGGCAGGTGGATTTAAGTCACTAACTGCAAATGAAAAGGCTTTCTGGCTTGATGAGGGAGTAAAACGTTACGACATTGGTGAAGAAAACTCCATCGGCATTGGCCGTAGTACACGTTTAGGATTTAATAGTTTCCTTGCTAGTTTTGCTGGCACTAACTGGACTATTGTTAATCCTGAGTACGAATTGTTTGATGACAATGAACGTGCACCTAAATATTTAACTGAAATTCTTGACCCAAAAACTAATCAAATTATTGGTCACAAATTAAATGACAATGTCAAATTTGCATTCCAGTGGAAAAAAGATGAAAAGACAGGGATGTTTACGGATGTAAGCGTCGTTGCTACAGAGTTTGTAAAGCAAGGTAACAATGCAAATAAACCTTTGCGTAAACAGATAATAGAAACTGGCGTCGAACGAGCGATTGTAAGAGCACGTAACTTTTACGTTACGTTAGAAGATGACCTAAAAAATATTGATGCACGTGTAAAAGGTGAAACATTTGGTTTACTTAAAACTGACACGCGTGTAAATAGGAACGCATCCAAATTATCTGGCGTCATTCGTGACATTATGGAATTGGAAGGGCGCGGTTCACTAAATAAAGCAAATCAAACAAATATCGAAGAGTTAAAGAAAGAAGCCATAAAAGGTTTAACAGCGGCTGGTTATGACCAACCACAAACGTTCCTTAATGAGCTTCTTGCTAAAGATAAAGCTGCAAGACAGGTTTTAAATTTCTCGGACACATTACGTACTCGAATGGCAGATCGTATTAATACGTTTGCTGGTAAGACTGTGCGTACGCCACAAGAAATACAAGATGACATATCTAGTTATTTTGGCACACAGGAGGCGTCATCTGAAGAATTTAAAAAGGTAGAGGATCAGACACGTCTAGAGAAAATTGACTTACTTGATAAGTTAGGTATTGATGTACGTAGATCCAAAGACAGAGCAGGCAATGTAACGGATGTATCTGTCCCAACAAATGCTGTAGGACTTGCGTTAGATAATATTGATACGAAAGGCAAGGTGCGTTTTACAACAACAAAAGAAAACGTTGCCAGTTTACGACAATCAGTAATTGCGAAATTACGACCACTACAAGAACGACTACAAAAAGAAGTTGACGGTGGTGCATTAGTTGGTCGCGATAGATTACAGAAAATTGCAGAGGCAAAGAAGCTTTCAAAGTTAGCAGGAGATATTAATACTGCTACATCAGAAGGTGAGTTATCTGGAGTTGTACTGGCATTTACATCTAATGATCCAGCTGTTAAGGCAGCGCAAGATGTAGCAAGAGGGTGGTCAACTAGATCGGATAAGTTACCATCAGAATTGTATGCTGCTTATAAACGGTTAGCAGATAAGCAATTAGATGGATCTATCTCTGAGGCAGATAGCAATAAGCTAAAAGCAATTAGTATTCAATTAAACAAACATCTGCGTGATGTAGTTCCTGAACTCGGTAATAACCCATTAGATAAGTTATATAACTTAGACAACATGGAAACACAGATTGCACAAGGATATTTAGATCAAACAACAAAGTCAGATAAGAATCCTTTTAAAGTAATTTTTGGTGAGGCTGCATATAAGATTGCGCGTGTGGATTTGCCACGCGGTAGATCATCTGAGGGTGACGCAGAATTCATTAAGAAGTGGACGAGTAAATGGAAGCGTAAGGATAAAGATCGTCTAGAAAGAGAAATGGATATTGCTAAGACATTAGGTCTTAGTATTAACAAATTGGAACTTGGAGACGTTTGGCGACAGCTTGAAAAGAGATTTAATAGTATGTCTCCCAAACAATGGCTAGAGTACACATATGGATTACCTGCAGATGCACGTAATCTTGTGTTGCGAGAATATCCATTGCAGTCGCAATCATTGATGCCAAACCAATTAGGTGAGGGCGACGGTTTGTCACGTAGTGAAATTGACAAACGTTTAACTGAAAGTAATCGCCTTACCATAACACCTAGTGGGCATGTTGTTCCTGCAGCTAAAAGCAAACTAACAGCTCCGCAGATGGTGAAGGAAAATAGACTCCCAGACAGTGACAAGTACGATGACGCACTTATGTGGAAGATTCAAAATGGTGCAGTTGAATATACTGACATCTTGCATGATTCACTTAAATCATATAAGTATGAAGTGAAAGGTCCTGATGGTAAGACCGTAAATGTAAACGGGGATTCTACATTTACTGTAGAAAAAACTACAACTCAAGATGGAAAGCAAGTTACTGTCAAGGAACTCAAACCCGGATATACCGTACTTGGTGCTACTGAATCGTACACAAATCAACGTACCGGAGAACGCGTTACCCGTGATGTTCCAACACAGTCGGACTATTTAATTAACGGCAAAAAAATGTCCGTCCCGTTATTTAATAGACAGGCTCTCTTGCAATCTACTGCATTACCTGCGTTTATCGATGCAGACATGATTGACAAGAAATTAATTAAGGTTGAGCCAGTATTTAAATATAGGGCACTCCCGTCAACTACTGTGGAGCCAGAAGGGAGATTGGGATTTAGGTATGATGGCAAGGACTACTGGATTGGCAGACGTGATTACAAAGCATTTGTAGATAAGATTAATAGTGGTGAGATTGATAAAAAGAACATACGTCAATTAGTGACAGAACTTGTAACACGCGTGAGGATGAATCCAGAGTTTCCGGGTGAAGTGCAGAAGTACACAAAGATTAGCGCAAGTGTTCGCGGAGCTGATGCTAAGAAAGAAGAAGAAGGTGTCAAGATACCCGCAGATGTACAACAACGGCTTATTGTAGATTCTGAAAACAAGGGTCTTGGTGGGATTGTTACAAATAAGGGTGCACGTCACAGTGTTAGTTTCTTAGGTGCACTAATGCTTGCATTTAAAACATATGGCAAGAAATTTATTAGTAGTTATGTTGAGGCTGAACGTAAAGCTGCGGAAGGAGACAAAAAATGACAGAGAATGAGTTTGCTAAATTTCTTATGTCAAAACTCGGTGCAATCCGTGCCGACCCCAAGAAAGCACTTGGTAAAGCAGCTGGTGGATTTGTCGAGCCACTGTCTTGGTATTACAACAGAGCACCAGATCAAGCAGACATGTTGTCACGCCCCGGTATACGCAACAAGATAAACGCTGGTGTTGGAACAGCTCTCGCAGAAGGTGTTAACTGGGCAAAAGATACTGCCAGTGACATGCTTGTTGATTTGATGGGTGTTGCTGGTGCACCGGAATCTGGTGGTACTAGCCTAGGTCTTTTAGCACCACGAGCTGTTAATCCAGCAAAAGCTGTATTGAACTTTGCGGGTGATTATTTATTGGATGAGTATGTAAACCCCATGCTTTACGATATTGCCGATAACGATATTAATCTTGGCGGTAGATTGCCAAAAGCACCATCTTGGTACAAAGGGAGTCCAGTACAGAAAGCTGTAAATGCAGCAGACAAAAAAGTAACTGATATAGCAAGTTTTGTTTCACGTACCCATCCGCAAAACATTATGTTAAATAAAGCAGGAGAAACAGGCGGATCACATGGAGAGATGGCAAGCAAGATAAAGCAACAAATATTTCCGTCCCGTAAGTAGGTATAATGCAAGTTATGCCAGCTAATGAACCAAGATTTATAACTAATGCTAAAAACAAACAGGTCAAATTATGCGCTGCTGAACTAGGTGACGGGCGCCAGTGTAATGCTGCTGCAATGCGAGATAAGGATTTTTGTAAACACCATGGTGGCAAAGCATTAGTAGGACCAGATTCACCGACGTTTAAAACTGGGCTGTGGTCACATCAACGTAAGCGTTTTTCCACAGTTGCGCCTGAGTTACTAGAGCGCATCGAGCAACTCCGTGAGGATCCTGAGTTATTATCATTGCGAGACGACACAGCATACATAACTGCTGTATTGGATGTTCGTGCTGAAGCAGCATCATACGGGATCAGCAAAGAATTATATGAAGAATTACGCGATCAATACAATGTGTGTAAGATTGCACCTGAAGAAGCGTTTAGTAAAGAATTTAAAAAACTTGGTTCATTGATAGCAGATGGCATCGATGCCGTACGCGCTAGTGATGATGTGATTTCATTAATTAAAAAACGTGCTGATGTCATTGAGATTGAGCAACGTATGGCACACGCAAAATCATACACACTAGAAGTTGATCAAGCATATAGTTTAATTATGCAAGTACTTGACGTAGTCAAAAAAACTGTTCGCGACCCAGAACAAGTTAGAGCAATATCCGAAGGTTTTGCTAAATTACTGAAAGTACATCAAAACATTGACGAGGAAATAATCGATGCAGAAGTTGTCAGTTAATACTCGTGCTACACCACGTAATTTAAAAAAGTTTGTGCGACCCGGCAAAGATTTATCGCAAGCACTATTGGAAGCACTAACAGAAAACTTAAATGAATATGCGGACACTGGTGCGTTTGATGGTGGAACAGCATATCCAATACAAGGGGCCGAGATGTCGTATGCGGACTGGTTGCGTGTCTATGCACCACAAGCTGCTTCATCAAAAATGGGTGACCATCACACACGTGCGTGGGAATGGGCAGAAAAGCTAGAAGCGGGAGTTGCGCCTCCAGCACTTATTGAGTGTTGGTTTCGTGGTGGTGGAAAAAGTACTACCATGGAACTTATCTCTAGTCGCCTTGCAGTTAAAGCAAGTCGTAGATTTTTGTTATATGTCTGCGCTACACAGGATGCTGCAAATAGACACGTTAGTGACATTGCGTCAGTGATGGAACGTTGTGGTATTGAGCGTGCTGTAAACCAGTATGGTTTTTCCCGTGGTTGGAATGCACAAAAGTTACGCACCGCTAATGGGTTTAATGTTTTAGCGTTTGGATTAGATACTGGCGCTCGTGGCGTCAAGTTAGATCACTTGCGTCCTGACATGATTATTCTTGACGACATCGATGAATTAGATGATTCCGTCAATGCAGTAGAGAAGAAGATTCGTACTATTACCGCTACGATTCTTCCAGCTAAAAGTGTTGATTGCGCAATTGTTTTTGTGCAGAACCGCATTCATGCAAATAGTGTTATGTCACGTGTACTCTCTGGTGAACTTGATATGTTACAGGATCGCATACAATCACCAATCATTCCAGCTATCTACGATCTTCTATATGAACCAGTTGAAAAAGAAGATGGACGCATGGGTTGGAAGATAACTTCTGGCAC